CATTTTGGTTGTTGATTATTTTTGGTGTAGGTATTACGGCCAGGTTTTTGATACGGGACATCATAGATTTTCTAGCGGAAGAGGATGGTAAGAAACCCCCACCAGAAGAGTAGGGGGTATAAAAAAATAGTCGAGAATAATCTTGATACGGATTATAGTTAACCTCAACGGATTTGAGATATAGGGGAGACAGGAATGACCACACGCTTAGAACGGTTGATGAGAAGTCCCGTTGCTAAGAATGCTATTGATGCCGTATTCCTCCGAAACAAGAACATGTTGGGGGTTAGTGAAGAAGAGATAATGCGGGAGCCGTACAAGAAATCGGATCTCGTATACATTTGTATTTCTACCACGGCCAAGGCAATTTCTCAGGTTCCTCTGATAGTGGTTAAAGACCTCTCACCGAATAACGACAGTTATAAACCACTACCCTCTAACAATCCCTGGAATCAATTATTTGCTCGGCCTAACTATATTACAGATAGGTACTCCTTTGTAGAAAGCATCATATCTTATTTGATGTTAGATGGTGAAGTCTTTGTTATCCCCTATCCTCCTGGTCTAAGTCCTCCCTCTTCTATGTGGGTGGTGAGAAACAAATTTATTCGGCCAGTGAAAGATCCTAAGTCAAATCTTTTGACGGGGTGGATATATAACCAAGCAGGACAATTTGCCGACCCCAATAGTGCTACGATGAGGGACAACAGCATCCCGTTACATGTGGATGAGGTTGCTAGAATATTCATGTTTAATCCCTATGATCCTTTGAGAGGAATGCCCCCGCTAGAAGCCGGGAAAATGAGTGTAGTTGTTGATTACAAAGCAGCCTTCTACACCTCGGTATTCTTTGATGAAGGTGCCTCCCCTGGTGGCGTTATATCTACTGAACAGAAGTTGGGGGACAAGCAGTTTAATAGGACTAGGGAACAATTTGAGTCCCGCCACCAGGGGTTCAAGAAAGCACATAGAATTGCGGTTCTAGAGCAAGGACTGAAGTACACTCAGACGGGTTTGAGTCAAAAGGATATGGAGTTTGGGGATTTACGGAAACTCACCGCTGAAAGAATCTATCAGATCTTCGGAATGAAGAAGGCAATCGTCAGTGTCGTTGAAGATGTCAACTATGCCACGGCTAGAGAGGAACGGAAAGAGTGGTGGGAGGGAACGAACATCCCACTGATGTCTATGACTGCCTCTGCACTTAACTTCATTCTATTTCCTCAGAATAGTGGTCTTAGGGCTTTATTTGATACTACCAAGGTTGCGGCCCTCAAAGAAGCGTTGAAGGAAAAGGTAGATACTGGACATAAATTGTGGCAAATGGGATTCACTGCTAACGAAGTCAATCAGCGGTTGGATATGGGATTTGATACTAAGCCTTGGCGTAATGTAGCGTTTGTGGCTGTTAATATTCAACCAGTAGAACGTGCTCTTAATCCTCCTGCTCCTGTAGCACCTCCTGCTCTTCCTCCAGCCTCTGAAGAAGAAGAAGAGAAACCAACAGCCTCCCCATCAGAAGAAGTTCCTGAAGAAGAAGCCCCGCCGAAGAAGCCCCCAAAGGCATTGGCAGAAAATAAATCATCTGATGAGGATGAAGCCAAGAATGAGCAAATTTGGGACAATCTATTTCGAAAGACCTCACCGTTAGAGGATAAGTTTGAAAAGAAGGTAACAAGAGTATTTGCAGATATGAGAAGGAAAACGTTGGAGAATTTGTATAAGAATACCAAAACTCCTAGCGATGTAGATGAAGAGATTTTTTCAGAAGATGCTAGGAACATTTCCAAATTTACTGATCCAATTTATGAAGAAGCGTTGAAGATAGGGTTTTCTACTATAACAGAGGATGTAAACCTTACCAAAGACTTGACCAATTCCGATCCAGAGGTTATTGCTTTCCTGACTATAAAAACCCTTCAGATTAAGGGGATAATTCAAACGATTAAGAATCAAATTCGTAATGAATTGATAGAAGCCTACCAAAATGGTGAAACCATTGATAGTATGGCAGATAGGATACGTGGGGTTTTTAATACATCTAAGAATCGTGCCAAAACGATTGCAAAAACAGAAATCACTGGTGCGGCTAATAAAGGTAGATATTTAGCTGTAAATAGATCAGGATATGCAAAGAAACAATGGTTCACCGCTATGGATGAGAGGGTGCGACCTCAACATAGATCGATGCACGGGCAAGTAGTTTCTGTTGGAACACCTTGGGTACTTCCAGATGGTTCTTCTCTTCGTTACCCAGGTGATTCCGAAGGTCCTGCTCATCAAATTATAAATTGTCGTTGCATCGAAGTGGCCGTACTGGACTCTCATTACTTACTGAAACCTTAAAGATTGGGAGGTAATCATGGCTAAGAAACTGGTAGGACAGGATGGGACCCCCGTAAAGTATCAGGGGCAAGATGTTTTCAGTTGTGATTACGCCGGGGTAGTGAAGGGTGTAGACCTGGAAAAAAGGCAAATGGTCATGACGGGTACTGATGAGACCAGGGATCGGGATGGGGACATCATCCGATTGTCTGGGTCGAAGTTGGAGAACTACAAGAAGAACCCCGTTTTCCTCTGGGCGCATAACTATGGGTCTGTGCCTATCGCCAGAGCGGAGAAGGTCATCAAGAGGAAAGACCCCGCCAAGATGGATTTTTTCCTCCAGTACCCTACCAAGGGGATTTATCCTTTCGCTGACATGATTTTGGAACTCTACGCAGGGAAGTTCATCAATACCTCCTCTGTAGGATTCATTCCTTCCAAATGGGAACCCATCCCGGAGGAGGAAAAGGGAGAGGGGCCTGATAACCCGTATGGAAGGGTGTATACAAGTCAGGAGTTGTTAGAACTCTCTGGCTGTGCTGTCCCTTCCAATCCGAATGCTTTGCAGAATGCTTTGAAGGGCAAAGATTTTGGATTCAAGCAGGACGATCTGGTGAAATACCTATATGGTGCCACTCTCATCCCTCGCCCGTTGAAAGAGGACGATGTGTTGGAGGAGATTGACAAGTCGGAAACGGAGATTGTGGACGAGAATCATATTCAGGTCCAGGTTCCCGATAATCTTACTGTTACCGTTACCAATGCTGATATCAGTGAGATAGTTACCGCCAGTATTCCTCCCCCGGCAACGATTGACGCCCCCGTTGTAGACTCTCCCCCAGTTGAGATGATGGGGGTTTTTAACGTGGAAACTGGGTACATCGATTTGGAGAAGCACATTCCCCCGGATGACCCCGATATTCTCAAGGATGGGGAGGAGTTGAAGCCCTATCCGAATGAGCATGCTTGTCGAATTGCCGATCCTGGGGATTTCGAAAAGTTTGCCCGCAAGAACTGTTTCAGAAAAGTGGACGAAAAATGCGTAGACTATATCTTTGGAATCAAGGATAATAAGTCAAGTCTTCAGGCTCTCCGGTTTGATAAGGAGGTCTGGACAGAGGCAGCGGCCAAGGGAGTTTGTAGCAGAGTTGGAGGGAGTTTCGAAGCAGCGAAGCCTTCCAAGGAAGAGACTCCCCCGGAGGAAAAGAAGTCAGATATGGAAATGTCTTTGTATACGATCATGGACAGTCTAGATACTATCAACCAGACCCTCGGGTCATTGGTTGAGAGTGTAAAGGGTTTTCAGGCCTCCTTGACGAAAGTCATAGAGGAAGGTCAGAGAAAGCCCGATGTTGGGGAAGGTGCAGCTTCGGTCATTCTGGGGGAAGCACTCCGTCAGGGTAAGACCAAGCCAGAGCCGACCCCGAAACCCTCTAACGGAACGAATGTTGGAGGAGGTTATCCACCGGAGTCGGTTCAGGAGTTCAAGCGGGTGCTTTTAGACTTTGCTAAGGCCATTCAATCTCTCAACAAACCCAAGTAAGGAGGAAAAGGAAATGAGTAAGAAGTTTATCAAGACAGACACGGGCGTTCTGGTTCTGGCGACCCCGGAGCAGATCGCTGACGAGAAGATCGAGAAGTTTGAAGTGGATGATCGTCCCAACGTCCCGAACCAGGATGACCCGATCAAGGAGTTGACCGGGATCGTCCGGGAGATGGCGACCAGCCTCAACACCATCAAGGAGAAGGCAGATCAGCAGGAGGCTGCTCTTGCCGCGTACAAGTCTGCTGTGGATCGTGGGTTTCTTCCTCCTAACCCTCGTTCTGGACCCACCATCGACTCGGCATCTCCTGAACTGAAGGACATCATGGGGCATTACGAACTTGCCTTCCAGGGCAAGGAACTCATGTCCCGCACGGTCCATCCCAACCACGTCATCGACGATGCCACGCGGATCGAGATGGCGAAGTATTACGCCCTCTTCCTCCGTCACACGCTGTTCCAGGACTGGCGTGCCAAGGACCTGTTCTGGAAAACCTTCGGGTCGCAGATCAAAACGGCCATCGGGGATGCCGGCAACGCCTTCCCTCTGCCGGACATCGTGGATGCGGAGATCCTCGCGTTTGCTCGTGAGGTATCCGTAGTTCTGCAGTATGCCCGGATCTGGCCCATGTCTTCCGACAAGCAGTCCTTCCCGGCAGAAAACGCCTCTGCGTCCGTCGCCTGGGGCAACACCACCAGCCAGTCGGACCCCGGAATCACGGAAGTCGAGTTGGACGCCAACGAACTTTCGGCGTACACCGTCGTGAAGAACGCCACCCTGATGGATGCGCGTTCTGACATCGTTTCCTGGCTGACCGCTAACCTTGCGGAAGCGGCGGGTCAGGAGTTGGACAACCAGGCCTTCAACGGCTCTGGCTCTCCGTTCTTCGGAATCCTTGGCGCCAGCAATGGCGCGGGGTACTCCGTGGTTCTCGGCGGGTCCTCCTTCACCGACATCACCTTCACGGACTTCTCCAGCATGATTGCGAAGCTGGACGGTCTGCGGAAGCAGGGTGCGCGGTTCTGGATGCATGGGCAGGGCCTCCACCTGGTCCGGACGTTGAAGGATGACCAGAACCGTCCCATCTTCTACGACACCGTGGCTTCCCCCACGGGCGGGACGATCATGGGCTTCCCCTACTCGGAAGTCATCAAGATGCCTTCCACCACCGGGGCAGACACCGCCTTCATCGCCTTCGGCAACCTGCGGTACTACGGGATTGGCCGTCGGCTTGAAGTCTCAACCCTTTCCGCAGACCCCTACGGCCTGTGGACCACCAACCGGATGCGCTACAAGCTGTACCAGCGTTGGGGCATGAAGATCAGCCTCCCCAACGGCTTCGTCCGGATGCTGACCTCTTCGTAAGTAGGATACCGCACTGGGGGGAGGGGGTTATGCCCTCTCCCCCCTTTGAGGAGGGCGTCACGCGAGGGGGTAAAACATCCGGGTTCCTCCGTTCCCGGATGTGGGGTTGGTCGAGCATGATTCGGGTGCCCTCCGCGAATCTGACCAACCCTCCCCCACCCACGGGGGAAATCTAGGGGGGCGTTATGATTCAAAACAATTCTTCTAAAATTGTCCGATACATTTGTGGAGAGTGCGGCACGGTTTTTTCTCCTTATGGGGGGAAGGCACCTTCCAAGTGTCCCAAGTGTGGGTGCCTTGAAGTTGAGGAGATGGTTAAAACCAAAGCGGAGGTGATCCAGAAATGAAGCCATTTTACAAGTGCGAAAATTGTGGGAAGGAAACCACAATGAGTGGTCCTGGCCCCCGTCATTTAGGGTGCCAGTCTTGTGGTTGCGGAGACATCAAATTTAGTGTAGATGTTGTGGTTTCCCCTATTTCTAGCAAAGCCCCTGGGGATGTTTTCCCAGACGTTCTTGTGAAGAAGGATGAAAGTTTTAATGGAAACCATTCTTTGGGACGTTCTTGGAGATTGTCTTTCCCCCCTCCTACTCCTGAACCTAGTGTTCCACCTCTTATTCTCAAGGTTAAAAGGAGAGGGAAGGGGTAATGAATGATTTTACGATAACTTGCGATAGGTGTGGAAAAGAAAAAAGGGTTAAGTTTCCCACTAGAGCAACGTTATCTTGTCAGTCTTGCGGATGCCATACCGGACGAATAACTTTTCCCGAGGGAACTGAAGAGAATGCTTTAGTTTTAAAATGTTCTAAATGTCAAGAAGAATTTGTTGTTAGATCAGAATCTTCGTCTTTGTTTCAATGCCATGGCCTTAAATGCGGTTGGGTCATTTTAGAAGTAATTGAATTGATATCTTTGTCTTGTATTAAAAATGTGTATGATACCAACCCAAAAGACAACTCATCAAAATTAGAATCTAAGAACACCTTTCCACATCCTATTGCATTTCAATTAGTTAAAGAAAAGAAATTGCCCATAAGAATAGCCATTCCTTACTATTATGGGGGGCCTAGAATTCAAAGGGCAATAGAGAGTTGGATACACCCAGAAGTAGTTTTTGTTCTAACAGACTATGGGGTAATACCTCCTGGAAATGGGGTTTGTTCTCAGTTATTTACAGAGAAGAATTCTAAAGCACTGGGGTTAAGTGACAAGACCAAACCCTACCTAATTGACATACTAGCCAAACTATTGAAAATGTTTCCTGACGATGAGTATTACGGTTATTTTAATTCTGACGTAATCCTTCCGTTGAGCACTCCCATAAACAGTTTACTTCCAAAGAAAGATAAGAATATTGCTTTTCACCATCGTAGAGAATATTTAGGTAAACCTGAAGATCCTATTCATAAATTAGAAGAAAAATATCAAACATATTGTGGTAAAGATGGTTTCATTTGCGATAGGAAAACGGCCCAGGATATAGTGGATAATGTAGAGGATCAAATTCTAGGTGCGGCTACTTGGGATAACGGATTGGCCCTTTGGGCCATTAAAAAATATGGGGCAGACAAGGTAGACTTACGATATGGAGAGATTTGGCACCAACTTCATGATCAAGAGTGGGGGTACGACGATAAAGAAACAATTTTTAATAGGAAGCAATGGGATAAGGTAGGACTGCCTGACGCCATCAGAAACTCCGTAAATTGGTACAAAGTAGGGGAAGGCATTCCCAATACCACAAAGATAAAAAAACTAGGAATAATTCAACCAGGTAGAATTGGTGATATAATCATAGTCCTTCCGATAGCCAAGTGGTACTACGATTTAGGGTACAGGGTATATTGGCCGGTATCTTCTGATTACATGGATTTATTCAAGTATATAAATTACGTTCATGCTATAGATTTGGGTCCGGGATTGTCAGGTGTTTATTCCCGTTCTAAAGCTGCTTTGTCTCCTCTAGAATTAGATTTTGAACTGGATTTGGGAATTGGTTTTGGTAGGAACGAAAGCGATTGGAAACAATCGGAAATGTCTTTTGACGAGTGGAAATATGCTGAGGCTGGCGTTCCTTTTGAGGAAAGGTTTAATTTACGGATTAATAGGAACTATCAAAAAGAATGGGATTTGGAAAGAAGATTGTTATTAGAGAATAAGAAGATCCCAGCATTAACACATTCTGTTGGATCTAAGGGCAGGGTTCATTTTGAAATTAAAGATGCCTTAGAGATAACGCCTATAGACGGTTTTTCTGTATTTGATTGGATTGGAATTATAGAACAGTGTCCTATGATATATTGCGTAGACAGTTGTATTGCTCATTTAGTTAATCAATTGGGATTAGCCAAGGGTCGGCGTTTCTTTCGTCCTCTTGCCAATTATTATGGTAGATCCAACAATATGGCTATACCTAAGATAAATTGGGGAAGGGAGAAAAAAGACCCCGACTCCCTAGAAATTATAGTGGAATCAACAGGCAAGAACCCACCTGCTTTGGACGCTAATATAGGGGAAGGTAAGTTACCCCCTATCCATTTTTTTACTATTGTTTTGAATGGGATGCCCTTCGTTAAATATCATATAGATATGATGAAGAAACTCCCTTACGATTGGCATTGGCATATCGTAGAAGGTGTGGCCAATCTAAAGTATTGTACTCAGTGGAGTGTGGCGAATGGGGGCAGAATAGATGAAACCTCTCATAGGAATGGCCTTAGTAATGATGGAACCACTGAATATATAGATGAGTTGGCTAGAGATTATCCTGATAAAGTGTCTTTGTATAGAAAGAAGAAAGGGGAGTTATGGGACGGTAAGGTAGAAATGGTGAACGCCCCTATAGAAAGTCTCCCTAGTCATTGTTTGCTTTGGGAAATAGATGTAGATGAATTTTGGAGTGTAGAAAATATTATAAAGTTGTACGAGATGTTTCAAAATAATCCAACTAGGATGGGGGCTATTGTTC